GGGGGGGAGCCGATACATTCGCCCAACCAAATACCAATCGTTGTTCTTCATATGATTTCTGTACATTGAAACGTGCCTTTACTACCTTTTCAGGTTCATCCCTTGCCTTGTGAATGATGTAATCATTAAAACTTTTCAATTTAATCAGCCTCCTAAAATTTACTTGAAAATATTATGTATTTATTGTAGGTTCATTAAACAAAGGAATCTTTAAAACCAAGTATGCTAATTCTCCTAATTCTTTACGAATTTCATACTCTCATTTAGTTTAATTCTCGCACCTGAATAGAATTCATTCTTATCTTCGTGCATTGTAGGTATCATTTCTGGTGTTATAGAAACTTTTAAATTCTTAGCATTTAGTCCCATAATTCTTTACCTCCTTTATTTTTGTGCAACAAAAAAACACGCTGATTTAAAACCACCGTGTTAATTTATCAATTTCATTTTTAAACATTATTCAATTTCAATTTCATCCGCTATATCACTTAATGAACGTCCATTAAAAATGGTATCATTCATTAAATCATCTATATCCGAATATATCTTCACAATGTCATTATAACCCACTTCAAATTTAGTCCTACTCCATGGATTGATACAACAAGTCTTATTGTCATATTCGAATACCACATCTTGTACAAGCGATAATATTAAATTTTTTATTTCTTCTGAATTTAATTTCATAAAATATCACCATTGACCTTTCTTTCCGAATCCGTTATGTCTCGAGTTCTTCGTTCTTCCAAATTTCCATCTTTCCACTTGTATGTATGAATATGTTCTCCGTTTTTACCATATGGATGTTGTTTTGGATTGCCGTGATCCGTAGGATGAATTTGTTTTACCATATATCCATCTTTGTCATATATTGTACGTTCTATATGTCCATCCGATTTTTCTAAATCTAACACTGCATATGGCTTTAATTGTCTTGGAACAGAGCCACCTTTTCTATGGTTGGTTGCTATAAATGTTCCATCAGTCGAATATTTATAGCCACTTCGTTCAGACTTTGTAACTCTATATGCAGCCTTTAATTTGTCCCATTCCTCTTATTATTATACTTTAATTTTTGGAAATCTTCAAGAGTTTTAGGGACATTTTCAGTCCCAAGCTGTTTTTTATATTCTGCATATTGCGATTTATCGGCATAATAATTAACACATGCTTTCTTTTCCGCCTCGCTCATACTGTCCCATTTGTTTGGAACACTCGGTATTTTATTATTGTCACCTGTGAAAAATTCTTCGCCACAACAACAATTTGTATGTACCGGCGGTGCCATTATCTCAGGACCGTTATATTTAATATCGGACGGTACATTATATGGTTTATCAAATGGTACTGCCTGTCCGTTCAATGCAACGCAAATCGGGCAAACATTGTCATTGTTTGATGTTACCCAACGTCTATATACATTCTGCATATATCTATGTTCTATCGCCCATTGTATGTACGCTCTGGTTGCCTGATTATGTGCTGTAACAATTTCAGTTCGTGCTATATCTTTTGCCCGTTTGGTCCGTTGTTTGTCTGCCATCCGTCTTGCCGCCTTTGCAGCTCTGCTGTTAATTTCATAATCAGTTAATTTAGGATTATTCTCACGCAGAGTATTCCTCATATTTTCATAATAGCGGGTATTCTGATTAAGCTGTCGCTCTGTTAATCCTACCGTATCTTTTATTCTACGAGCGGCAAAATACGGTGTATCACCTTGTTGTAATGCAGTATTTATAATGCTTTTAACATTTTCTCTCTGCGTATCATTGATGTTTGCAATAAGATTACCCGCTCTTTCATCACACCATTTGGTGTAAAATGCAGAATAATCAAACTGACTATCTTCATTATTTTCGTTATCATCATCTGATATTTCGGTATTGATACTTATCAAGTCTTTATTATCTTCATATGCGGTTTCAAATCTTTCTTCGCCAACATGCTCTAAGGTTGGTGTCAATGTTTCATTTTCAAAATCACGCAGATTGGAATCAAACGGTGCATGTACATCTTCTACGCTCTCATTACCGCTCATGACTTCATCTGCTGTTTCTTCATCTATGTTATAGTCATCCCATAAAAATAATAATGCCAATGTTATCGGAGTTTCGTATTTATTCAACATATTACGAATACGTTGTAGCGCATTTTCACCTTTTTTACTTCTATCGGGTTTGCGTATTTTTTCAAATATTCTCCTTGCTTTTCTGAATGTAAACATATATTTATATTATTCCTCTTTGAATTCGCTCTTTTCGGGTGATGTTCCGCCATTACCGGAGTAATCTGCACGTTCCGGCAGCTTTGCGGCGTCACGAAGATAATCTTCAAGTTGTTCATCGGGCGAAATAAACCCTGCACTTGAAACTTTCTGAATAAAGTCACCAAGTTCACTTATATTTCTATTTTCAATTTCGCCATGTATTATCTTTGGATAATCCGTAATATCTTTAAATGTATCACCATTCATATCTATTAAATCGGGGATAGCTTTGTTGTTAAACACTTCCGCTATCATATCAAGATACGCACCTATTGCCACAGAAAACATCTGTGACTTATCACTGCCGAGATTATATGTTCCTGTACTCTGATGTCCCAACATTATAAAATCAGCTAAGACCGTCATTGCAATTCGTGTATCATATCTTTCAATAATAGCGTTTGTATCAAAATTACGCTTTCCGCCGCTTGTAAGTAATTCCAGCTTCCAGCCTTCAGGCTTTACAACTCCCTCCAATGAATCGCGACGTATACTTTTAACATATCGTTCCGCTTCACGTCTTGCACTGACCATGTTTTTATCATCATTATCCCATATATCAACACCTTCAGGCGCGGTCATTACAGGTAAACCTGCCAAATCACGTTCAATTCCTATACCCTCAATTTCTTGTATTCGCTTTTTAAAGTACCAAGAGCGGTACGAATTACGCAATATACTGCGTCCTTCGGGGTTTCCTTTACTGCTTTTCGTACGGAATAGCAATAATTTATTTGCAGGAATTGTGATTAAATCAAACTTCGGCGGTGGCATTTGCGTTAATCCCAACAGATTATCATTATCATCATATTCCCATCTGTACAAAGTTTCCTGTGAACGTATCGGTAACTTCTGCCACCCTATTCGACCGTCATTATATTTACTGTTCAGACGAATATCTTTTTTACGTCCCATTCGACGCTTATATACAATTTCGTGAGCACTCCATCCGTATGTCAACATAGACAATATTTCTGATATTGTGTCAATCCACGTTTCAGTCATATCATTCATACATTGCCACACAAAATCAGCCGCTTCCTCATCCGCTGGAGTATTGCCGCCTGGTTGAGTGTCCCATGAACAACCTCGTATTAGCATATCAACCGCAAATAAAATAGCTCCAACTACATCATCATTGTCAGCCATTTCACGATATGTTTCTATACCCTTTTTTCCTTGCAGTTCCGGTAAGAATTCCTCGTAAAAAATTCCGCCTGTACGCTTTTGACCTGCACGACCAAATTCTTTCATGTAACCCATATTTCAGTCACCTCATCATCCATTCGCTTTCTTTTTTCAGACCGTCACTGATATTTGGCATACTGCCTGTGTATTTCTTTATCTTTCCAAGATATACCGATAATGCGGCGGCATCTCCTCTGTCGGGTGATTTTAATCCTCGTTTTTTCATTTCGTCTTTGCCCTCAATCTCAATCTTTCCGTTTGAAGCTATTCTATATTTTCGTGTTGAAAGCTGTGCTACTGTATCAGCGTCATCTTCCAATTCAATTTCTTTATGTTCGATTAATTCTTTCAGGCACGCCCACATATGTGTTGTAAGGTCATTATAATACTCTGCCGCCTCTTTACCTGCCTTTGTATCAGTTTCAATTTTTTCAGCAGCATTAATAGGAACAACGGCTAATCTATATAGCTGTTGTTCCTTTTTGACTTCTTTTAATCTATCCGTCACGCCGCCGCCTAAGCCCGTATCATCAATGTTGACATATATTTTCCCTCTGTATTCGGGAAATTCATTGATTGTTTTTTTATATATTCTTATAACGTCACCAGCAGTCGCCATCAAATCTTGACCTTTACGCTCGGCCATGATTTTTAATCTTCCTTGCGCATTACGATATATAATAGTTTCGTCATTTCCGAAACGAGCTATATCTACACCTAATATAATATTGGGTAATTTATTGTTGTCGGGAAGTTCATACAACTTACTGCTGCACTGTTCAATTATAGAGAGCGGTATAAATACATCATCTTCTTGTGTCGGGAATTCACCATATACACGAACACGAACAACATTGCTGTCCTTGCCGTATTTCTTTTTCAGGTTTTCTATATTTTTTTTATTTACCCTCGCCACATTCTCGGAATTGACCGTATGACATTTATATAATGCTCTGTCTACCGTGTGGCTGTCATAAAACACGCCAGAAGTCTTTGTCGGATTTCCTAACATCAATAACTTGTTATTTTCACCTGACAATGTACCAAGTATAGCTTCCATAATGGTGTCCGCAACACCTGAAGCCTCGTCTACTATGAACAACATATTATCTTCGTGAAAACCTTGCATATTTTCGGGTTTTGTTGCCGTTTTCGCCACCGCAAACCACCGCTTATCGTGACCTTTCATATAAACATATGTCTTGGTCCATTTCAATATTTTTTTCAGCACAGGGCTTTTTTCTTGCCATTTTGCAACTTCGGACCACAATACATCATTCAGTTGTTGTTTAGTCGGAGCCGTTGCAACTATTCTCGGGTATGAAAAGCAACTCAAAAACCACAATAGGATTATTGCCGTTATTGCTGTCTTTCCCACACCCTGCCCCGATTTTACGGTAATACGATTATCGGTAACTATATCGCAAAACACATCATCTTGCCATTTGTCCGGTATGAATTTGAACATTTCCCATGCAAACAATTTTATGTTTTTCCTGTAAAGAGGAATACGCTTTTGAAATATCTCAAGCGTTTTAGTCATCATCCTCACACCCCTCTACTGCTTTTATCCAATCATCTATTAATTCACTGTCACCGTCCGTTGCCTTTCCTGCTCGAATTTTAGCCAATGATTCAAGTGTTTTGATTTTCAACTTTTGCACCCGAGTTAATTCGGATTCTATTATTTGCATTTGTTCTATTGCGTCAACCTTTGTTTGTTGTGCCGTAACCGTTTGATGTTGTTTGCTACTGACACATTTTCCGAATGCGTTACTTTCTTTAGTCAACACCCGTATATCTTCTTTCAAAATCATTCCGTCAGGCGAATTTTTCAACAATTCATTATATCGTGCCAATAATGCCATATAGCGACGCTCTCTCAAAGTAGCTAATTTCAATGTTTCAATTAACATAAATTCTTCGTCTGTCGGCATATCTGCCATCATTGCACGTTCCTCATCACTGATATTCTTCCAATATTCACTGGCATAGGTTGCATTCTTTAACGCATTGTTATTACCTATCTGACCGCCTCTATGACGTGTTTCTGTTTTATCCGAACGTTCGCTTTTATTATCCGAACGCTCGTTTTGTTTTTTTTTAGAATTTCCGTCCCAATGGTATGTACTTTTCCATCTTCGGACAGTGCCCGGCGGCACGTCAAGTTTTCTTGCTATATCCACGAGTTTCATACCATCATGATACATAGCCTCCGCTTTCGCTGCTTTTTCATTAGGCACTCGTGCCACCTTAGACACCTCCCTATAATTCGTTCCTTAATTTTTGCATTTTCTTCGTCTTGTGAAGAAATAAAAAAACGGCGTATCTAATGCCGCCAAAATTAATTTAATTAAGTATTGAGCAAATATCATAAGTATTATATTATCAACTACGCCATAAAAAGCTATAGTTATAAAAATAACTGTATCTATAAGTTGACTGCTCATTGTACTTGCATTGTTTCTTAACCATTTATACTTTCCGTTCGTCTTATTCTTTAACCAATGAAATGAAATAACATCCATTGTCTGACTTACTGCAAATGCTCCGAGGCTTGCGAACGTCATTCTTGTTCCTTGATTTAATACTGCTGTCAAACACTCTTGCAAATGAGTTGTTTGCGATAATGTCGGTATTTTCAATGATAAATACCCTAATATCAAAAAGCCGATTTGAACAATTATACCTACTTTAACACAATCGTTCGCCTCTTTCTTTCCCCATATTTCACCGATAATATCAGTCGTCAAAAAAGTGAGCGGATATGTTACTATCGCACCCGCAACGGTTAATCCTAAGACGCTTATAAGCTTACCGCCAAATAAGTTTGATGTTATAAGCCCCAAGCAAAATATTCCTGTTAATAGTGTTAAGTTAAATGTATTCTTTTTCATAATCAATTCACTCCATCCATATATTTTTGAAATTTTGTCCACTCTATCATATTATGAGCTACCAACTTCGGCAAATCTACTTTATGCCCTTTTTTCTCTAACTGCCGAGTTTTCATATAGCCGTTTTTGAAAAAGTGTATTTGTTGCCCTCTTGTGGCCGACACTACCCAGCTTGCACTGTCTACACTGTAAAACTTATAATTTTTCAGTTCTCGTGTTTTCGTGAAGCCTAAGCCATGTACCTTTACACCACGATAATACGCATATTCAACTAATTGCCGTATTAATTCATATTCCTGTTTTTTCACATGGAATACTAATCCGCCTATCGCTATATACGAGTATTTTTTGCACATCCATTTCCAATAATCAACGCCCCTGCCCTTATGCCATACAGGAATACATTGATAACCTATTGCGTTCTCCATCTTATGTCGCCAAAACTCTACTCGGTCAAGACCAAAAATATTATCAACATCTATTTCAAAATAATGTTTAATATTGTGACTGATTATGAATTTTATATATTTATCAATATAACTATCCATTTGCGCCAATGTCACCTGAGCACCGTTCATATATGAAAACGCTCCGCTATCTAGCAAGAAATTATCATTTCCCGAAATGCTCATCGCCTCAAGACACGATTTTTCGCCGTTGAAAAACGTTTCAAGTATATATCTCGGCCGACATATTTTAACCGTCTTATCCCTTAATTCCTTTGACATACCTGACCCGGTGGACGCAAGAAATACTCTCATATTTCAAACACCTCGCCGCATTTAGGGCACGTTGTTGTCTTATTATGATGTTCCCTCACTATTTCCGTATCCTTTAAAAAATCATCATCGGAAACATTTAATTCTACATCATCTAATTCTGGGAAATTATACAGTCCAATGTCTATGTCAATAGCCTTTAGTTCTTCCTGTAGTTTTTCAAAATCCCATGTTGCAAATTCAGATGTTTTATTTTCAATCAATCGAAATGCTTTTATTTGCTCATCTGTGAGTTCATCTGCTATAATACATGGTACTTTATCAAGTTGCAACAACTTAGACGCTTTTAAACGGGTT